GTTCCGGGTAAGCATCTTTGTCTAGTAACTCTAGAACAGAAGGTTTGTTAAGAGGATCGTTAGCTTCTTGCTTGGCGAGTTCGGCATCAATAGCTGCCTTAGCTTCTGCATCTGGATCAGTTTTGGGCTTACGGGTAGCTTCTACATCAGCAGCAGCGCGTTGAACAATGTAGCCCGGCACTGCCCCCATACCAAAAGAAATAGCTCGATCTATGTTGTCTCGTTCGTTGAGCTTTAGTCCTTCACTTTCTCGGAATTGGTTTGCAAGCCAATGGGAAGCTTCATCACCGGCCATGTTACCAGCACCCATAGTTACAGCTTGAGTAATCGGCCTTTTACCCACTCCACCTAAAGCAACAGAACCTGTGTTAAGAGCGGCATCAGCGGCCATATATGCTTGAGTTTTATCTAGAGGCATACCTTCATCTAGCATACGCATGGCTTCATCTGTAGTACCACCAGCAAGCATTGTACCAAGGCCTACAGGACCACCAGCAAGAGAAAGTAGTTGCGTCCCTGCTTTAGTTACCCGCTGTCCAGTAGTCATCTGTTTAGTTAGCGTAGGATCAGCTTCATCATAGAATTTTTTAGTCTCAGCCATAGTCTCACCAATGCCTGAGTCGGGAACTTGTACTTCAGTACCTAGAGCAGAAAGTGTTCGGCGTACAGGTTCGTACATAGCCTTACCTATTTCATCCACACCACCCGCAATACTTAGTCCGCCCAAACCCATATTTTTAGCAAGCTGGCTTACACCACCTTGGAGAGTTTCTCCCCAAGTGGCTTGCGGTTTTGATTGTCCTAGATGTTGTTTGACAACACGATCCACTACATCATCTGGAGTGTCGTCTGGAAACTCTAGTTCTGTTCCGTCTGGAAGTTCAGCAATCATTAAGGTTGTTCCTGTGTAATACGTCTTCCTTGTGCGTCATATCTAATTCTAGCTCCACTTGATCCTTGAGCTTGAGGATTACCACCAGAGCCTTGTGGAGTAAGTCGGGCAGGGGCCGGACGTGATGCCGGAGTTTCTCGACGAATCTCCCCTGTATCAGGATCAAAATAACTTGTGGCAGGTTGCCTCATATTTTCTTTCCACGTCCACGCATTATGTGCTGCGGCGTACTCTTCTGCAACTGGACCAACAGCAGGTCGACCTGCCGCAATATATGCTTTTTCCGCTTCTGTAAACCGTTTTTCTACACTAAGAGCTGAGGCTTGTGCTTCACGACGTGCGGCGGCTTCTGCTTCTCTAGCGCCGGCACTTTTATCTGCGCCATACTTAGAAGCATCCGCAGTAATACGAGAAGACTCTAGTTTAGTTCTAGAATCTAGTTCAGCTTTAGACATATCTTGACGGAAAGTTGGAGTATCTTTCATTTGAGTTTTTAGTGTGTCTATGGCTTTACCAATCATAGTAGGATCTTTAAACAGCACTTCTGGATTCATACCAAGTGCAGAAGCAGAAGAAGCAGCAGCTAAATTTCCTTGCGTTTTTAAAATATAATTAATCTGTTCAAGGGCTTTTAGTTGATTCTGTTGTTCTAGGCCAAGACCTTTACCTTTACGTTCTAGATTGGCAATACGAGATTCTTCTGGCTGAGAAGCAATCTTATCTTGTGTTTGCATCCCAGTAAGAACACCGGCAAGTCCTTCGTTAGCTGCTTCTTGTGGAATGTTTCCCATAGTAGCTTGAGCCAGACCAGCTTGTCGTTCTCGAATAATGTTCTCTTGTTTCCGTTGTTCAAGAAGAAGAGGAAGAAGTGCTTCTAACTGTCCAGTCTGTTGTTGCTGTCCTGCTGTTTGAGCTTGTGTAAGAGCATTAGCTAGTTGCTGTTTTTCTTGTTCAGCCATGTACTCTTGGCTAGCTACTAAACCTCCAAGCGCCCCATTAAGACGAAAATCATTAGGTACTGGCATAATTATTCTGATCCTAGAATTTGGTTAAGGGCAAACAGAAGAGAGCCGTTTGAATTCACTTGAGCATTTGCTGACCCTATTCCTAGATTTTGTAGCAAGCTAGATACTTGACTTGGCTGTATACCAGACCCGGCAAGTTGTGCCAGCATTGTGCGTTCTTTCATCAGATTCTCTTGGTCAAACTCGTACATGTTCTCGGCACGGGCACCATACTGTGATCGCCGACCTTGAGCCGCGTCAGCCCGTTCAAGAGCTTCTAATCTCTTTTTAGAAATTCCTTTATACTCTGGTGAGTTTAAATATGTGTTTGGATTGTCATAAGATGCCTTTAGTTTTGCTGCATACTGGGCACGCTGAGAACCAAATGGATCAGACTGAGAAAGACCTTGACTAAGATACTTTTCAAGTTCTGAAGAAAGCTCTTTGTTCCCAAGATAAGAAGATAATCCACCAATAGCAGTAAGGGAGTTCTTAACTGGGTCACTCATAAACTTATCCGTTCCAGCACTAAATAAATCTGAAAGGTAGTCTGTCACATTAAATCCGGCCGCAGGAGCAAGTCCTGCCGCAGCAGCGGTTGTAGGAATTGTTGCTCCACCTAGGATTGGGTTGAGGAATCCCCCTGTAGTTCCGGGAGTTCCTGCTCCAAGGGTAGTACCAATAGGAGGACTATTTACAAGTCCCGATGCTCCTTCTGGAGAAGTAATCATACCTGTTCCTAAATCTGGAGGTGTTGAAGTAATTTCAGACAAACCCGTTCCTGTATTATTTACTGGTGGTGTGTTTCCTACAGGAGAAGTAGAAGCTGGACTCTGGAACGGAAGATTAAAATTACCTCCAACAGTTCCAGCAGTGGCTCCTGAAGCTGCTCCAAGACCGGCTCCTGCTGCTAGTGCAGGGTTAAGAAATCCACCAGCAACTCCACCAAGAGTTGTTCCAATAGGAGCACCAGCAACTAAACCACCAAGACCTCCTCCAGCAGTAATTGAGCCTCCTAATACATCCCCCATAATACTGCCAGTTGTTCCTAGAGAGCCGGCCAGAGCCTCTGAGGCGGCGCCCGTCATTCCAGTAGCAGTTGTACCCATAAGAGCAGGAGCGAGCACACCAGCGAGTAGCGCGAGAGAAGGTAGTGGGCTAGAACCAAACTGATCTACTACTCCACCAATTAATCCCGTACTCCACTCTTTAGCAGCAGTACGGTTATCTTTATCTGTAATCAGGCCGTACGTATCATCCCAACGAATCTTTGAAGGATCAATAATAGCGTTATACTTGATACCATCAGAAGTATAAGTAACTTCTCCTTTGTTTCCATCGGAGATAGGACGCCAGTCTTGATCCATGGAATATTCCCAAGCTTTACTTGGGTCATTAATAGAAGCTGTTCCTAGACGATAGTTTTGGGCAAACTTTTGCTGTACTTCTGGATTCCACTTAGCAGCGTCAGGGTGCCGTTTAAGAAGTTCTTCTACAGAAATAGAAAGTGGGTTTTCAAGTACCTTGTTATAATTATCTGCCGTTCGTTGCCCAAGAAGGTTTTGAGAGAGCATGTTTTGCTCTCCATATGTAGGAGTAAATGTTTTTGGAGTAGAAGAAAGATAATCATTATACACGGAAGTACCCGGAGTTTGATTTACTTTCATCCCACTATTTGTGGTAGCCCCTGAGACTTTATTTAAAATACTAGAAAGAACGGGGGATTTTTCTTCTGTTTCTTGAGGATAAAGACTAGCTATATTAAACGCCATATTTGTATCTTTCTATATTTTAAATATCTATGAGACATTTTAGTTTATTCATTAGAGTGTAGAAAAAAGAAAAAGTTCCATTACTTTTCTTGCACCACTACTTCACCATTAAAAAATGTAGCCGTGTTAGCAGAAGCTAATACACAGTGGAGCATACATGTGCCATTATACAAGCGTACTCCGGGTTCAGAAAGTTTACGAGTAAATTGTACGTTTACAAGAGATGTTCCAATATTAGTAAGATCTCGTGCAATAAATAATGAAACTGCTCCAGCAACTAAAGATGTCCCTAATGTAATAGCTGAAATTGCACTTACTCCTTTATCTCCTGCTTGAAGATTAAACCAGACTACTGTCCCAATAACAGGTGATGCAGGTATTTGTGATCCTGCGATAGCCGATAAAGTTGCCGTACGGCTACCAGTACCAGCTGAGTTGGTGTAAGTCACTGTTGCCCCACTAATGGCTGCCGCGTTTGTGTTTGCGGTTGTTGTCAACATCCCTATCATACAGCCTTCACCATTTGTGGTACCATTCACATCTCTAGCCGGCAGAGTTGGAGTAGTAATTGCCTGCGCCGTTGTAGTTGTTACAGAGATTCCACTATTAACCCACAACACATCAAAAAACAAATGGGAGTGATTGACACTAGACCCCATTGTAACTTCGGTAAGGTAGTTAGCACCGGTCGCCGGGTTCTTAATTGGAATACAACCATTATCCGGAGATGCCGTGCCATCCGTTACCCGTCCATTGATGCCCGGTGTGCCCGGTGCCCAAGCGCCCGGAAAACCTGCGTCCTTGCTCGTGCAGTACCAATACCCAGTAGCATCTGCTGCTGTTCCTGATTTCATAAACACAACCGGGTAGCCGTCATATGCTCCTTTACCGGCAGGAGGATACACCGCTCCGTTTGCATCATAATGTGTCCAACGACCATCTTCACCAAGAACCATATTTTCTCCAGAAAGGAGAATTACTGAAATGAGTTCTTCTACTGTAGTACCGTCATAATGCTCAATAGTAATTAGACAGGACTGACTTGCATGATCGTTAGTAATATTTAAATGTTTTACATTTCGTGTGGTACTTGCACCCGGACTAGCTACAATAGTTGTAGTAGTCGCTGTAGTAATGTGAGGAGTATTTTGTCGGCCTAGTGTAACTGTGGTGCCATTAAAATCTGCCCATGAAGCATGACATTCAATTTGAGCAGCGGCTCCAGTGACTACTTGGATTACATCACTTATACTAGAGAGATTTAACATATTAGATTACCCATGAAATTACTGGACTAGCTCCGCCACCGCCGCCACCAGAAGCATCAATTGTAAGGGTGCCAGCACCGTCATCATAAGTTAGAGTGATATTAGTGCCAGCAACAAGTAATTGTGCAACTTGATCATCTACAGCCTCATTAAAAGTACTCGGATCTAATAGTCCTTGTAACTCAATAATAGCGCGTCTAACTTGTTCTTGAAACCAAGCTTCTTGGAATACGTTGCCTGTCTGTGGAGATATTGGGGGGATCTTAATCAATTGGTATGCTCAGTATATTTAAAAGATATGCTAGAAACTTCAATTATATCTGAAAAAGTAAGTTGGAATTCTCGTGCTCGTCCTAGTCTAGTTATTTTATATCCCCCAGAAGGAATTGTAAAAGTAGTAATACTTCCTCGATCTTTTGTTACTTTCACAGAGCCAGACGCTAATGAAGGAAACCCGTTAATTGCAATTTCTGAAAGAGACTTGTAATTTAGAGAGTTAAAAGTAAGGCGCTTAGAAATAAAAGAAGGGGCTTGAGAAAATAAATTTTCTGTCTCATTATTAACTACAGAATTATTATCATATCTTTAAATAGTCAAAGAACTCAACTGAATTGTTTTTGTTGCGGCGGAAGACACGGTAGGCCATAAGAAATATTTTTTCCATGTAAAAGGACGACTAATATAAGAAATTGCAGATATATCTACTTCCCAATAATATTGGACACTTAAATCTAAGTCTAAAACAAAGACTTGATAACAAAATCCCGGATCAGTTCCGGACGGGCCAAAAGTAAATCCCGGAATTCCCAACATAAGTCGTCCATTTAAACGAAATAAAAAAATAAACAAATAGTTAAATACATTTTGAATTGCCAATCCATATTGAGTCAGACCATTTGTAAGCCATGTATCTACTTCTGGGGAAGAAACTTTAGTAACTTTAAAATTTTCTAATGTCCAAACAGAATAGTTTTGAGAACTTGTTTGACTTACCCAATAAATTCTATCCTCTAAATCTGCCACAAGAGATTGGCCAACACAACCTATATTATGTATTACACCCTCTTGTCGAGCGAGAGGAGATCCTGATACGTTAGCAGCATCATAAAAAAATTCAATTGTATTTTGACCAAAAGCTACAAGATAGTTTTTGTATTTAGCAAGAGCAACTACACTATCTGGATATATTTCAGTAGAAATGAAATCAGACGTATTCCAAGAATCTGGAAGATCCAAATCTGAGTTGTATATATCACCATCAACAACAACAAAAATATACCCATTCAGAGTTTTTACAGTTGACGATGTAGTGGTCGGAAAGTTATTGTATCTCCCTCGACAAATCCAAGTGATTCCAGAATCAACTACAGTATCTCCAATAGTTGTGGGCCAAGTAGGTTCAACTCCACCAGATGATCCTGCATCAGCAGAAACTTCATAATAATAACCATTAGCTACTGTAGGAATTCTACGATTACCTAAAGCGTAATTAGTTGCAGTAACCCAAACAGAGTATGTATTATTTACTTTTTCTATCTGCCATGTTCCTATTCGAGTGTTATAAGCAACTACCCAAGCTTCTCCGGGAAGATTTAAAAAAGCATATTTAACATATCCTGTAGTAGAGGCTTTTTCCGTGGAACAAAAAATTGCCTCTAAGTAAACTTCTCGATTTGTACTTAATGTGGTAATAGTAGAAATGACAGAAGGAGTAATTCCACTAGAATATGAATAGAGAGAGATAGTTATTCCTACTTTTACTACCATCAGTACGTTAGAACTATCCATGTCAAACATGTAAGCTCCAGAGATTCTTCCTGTTCCTATAGTAGTAGGTAAAACTAAGTCAGTAGAAGCAGCGGTGTATGGAATAGTGTTTGTAAGTAAATTTCCTAAATATAACGTTTCATCTCTTATCGTGTAAACTGTATTTTTAATTCCCGGAAAATAATTAGTTGGATCTAAAGTAGCAAACTCTTTTACAGAAATAGTTTCAGTTTTTTGTGCTTCAGTTATAGTACGAGCCATTAGAAATCTGCTTTAGGTTGAATAAACATAGAACCTTCTTCACTTCCACCAGAAAGGGCTTCAGCTTTAAACATCAGCATGTCTTCTCGCAAAACGTTACGCTCTTGAATAGGAATACCATATTCAGGAGCTAGTACGTAAGCTAGTCCATAAATAAGAGCTTGAAACCATTCTTGTGGAAAGTCTGGTTCATTACCAGCCGCATCAAAGTCTTCATACGGAGACTGGTATCGAATGTAGATATCATACGCTCCCGCTATCGTAGCAT